ATGGCGGATATAAAATACGAAATCAAAAAAACTGTGGGTGCTCTATCCGAAAACAATAAAGGTTGGTCAAAGGAGCTGAATTTAATCAGCTGGAATGACAGGGAACCTAAATATGACATCAGAGATTGGGCACCTGAACATGAGAAGATGGGCAAAGGTGTAACCTTAAGCGTAGAAGAACTTAAAAAGCTTAGGGAGATACTGAATGAAATGGAACTTTAGAGTTGGAGGAATGGGGAAATAAACTCTTTTAGGGATGTCGTAAAAGCTCTATTTTATAATGAAATATACAAGGAGCTATCATTTTATATAGAAGAGAACCCTTCCAAGCTAGACTGTAGATACTCTGAGTCTAATGATTAAGCATAGTCATGGTGATGGAGTCGATCGATTATATAAAAATTGCTGTAATAGAATAATAGGAGGCATCGCAATGAAACGATTATGTTTTGGTACACTTATGCACATATTGTATCAAGCTCGTAACCAGAAAGTTACGAATGATTTGTTGTGCGATGCTATCTTTTCTTCTTATTCTCAAACAACAAATTCTTTTGATAGTTCCTTGCCTGGACATCTCAAAAGTGGCCGGAATAATGTACCACCAGATGTGATTGCCGCTGCTAGAGATACATCATTTGAAGATGCAGAAAGAGTATTTCAAAATAAAGTAGTTAAGTTAATAAAAGATAGTAAGCGGGAATCGGTAGTTAGGGCTATTAAGGAAGTTTTGCGCGAGGATGTATCACTTCAAGACCATTTTGTGATTGGATATTTTAAGGGGTATGAAAAAAGCAATATTATAAGTAGCTCTACATTTAGCTTTTCTGCGCTTTTAGCCTCGGTGTTTTATTATGCAATAATTGAAGTAAAAAACCAAGGATGTCAAGAAGGAATAAAAGAGATCGATAAAAAATTTGTTGAGTCTTTTGATCTATCTGACGAGCAAATTTATTTTGAAGATACAAAAACAGAAACTCAAATTCCTTTGCAAAAGACTTTACATGACCCGACTTTTGACAGGGTATTTGAAAAAGCCTCATCTATAAACATATTCGGTTTATCTAATCCGTCCAATGTACATATATACGGTGTTGACGCTAATAATTGCAAGTTTAAGTTTAGGGCGCTAAAGGAATATCTTGTGGATAACATAGGAAACTATGTCTTTTCTAGAGCCAAAACAAACAGACTTGTTACTTCAAAGAAAAGTTCTGCTATAGGATCACAAGCTTTAATTAAATTTATGCAAGCTTATGGAGCCTCTGCAGAAACGGTCCTAGGAGAAATGCTCCTTTATGTATTTATGGAACAAGAGCTAAATGCACCTAAAATAATGAGCAAAATCGAAATAAATGATCTAGGTAGAAATATCGAAAGTAAAAGTGATGGGGTTCACCTGCTTGCTATAAATGATAATGGCCAGCTATTCCATCAACTTGTCTTTGGTGCATCAGATGTTTATGGAGATTTAGCCTTAGCGATTGACCGCGCATTCGATAAGATTATTGAGATTGAAAGTAACAGTGACACTGAATTAAAGATGGTGGAGAACACCACACACGGAAGCATATATGATTCGGATACAACAAATTATATGGTTAATCTTCTGATACCTAATAAAGCTAGTGTAGCAAAACCAGATATGGCCTTTGGTGTTTTCCTTGGTTATACACTTTCGTTAGGCTACACAGAAACTAATAATAACAAGTATCGTATTGCAGTCAAAGAACAGATGAAGAAAGATATTTCTGCTCTAAAGCCGTATATTGAACAGAAAATTTTTGATAACGGTATGAGTGGGTATAATTTTTATTTTTACGTTGTGCCCTTTAATGATGCTCCATTAGAGAAAAGCAGTATTATATCGGAAATGCTTGATGGGAGGTAGGAGGATGCAAACACCAAGAAATCAAACTCTTGCCGAAGCGTTGTATAGAGATATTGACAAGAATGATTATTTAAAAGAGATATACGAATCATTGCTTTATAATTACTCAATCAATTTGTTTAAGTTAAGGAAACAGCAAAAAGAGATAAACATAAAAGATGCATTAAGATTTGCGGACCTGTTAGCAAAATCTACCCTACCAGACAAACGTGATAAACATCGATTGTGGGGTCAGGAACTCGTAATTTTATTAAGTATTGTTTATCCGGAAGACTTAGTAGTCAAGTATTACCTCGGTTCTGTTCTTTCGACAGTTGGTAATTATCGTGGCTTGAAATCTACTTATATTGAGGGATTTCAAACTTCTGATGTGTTTGATGGTTTGTATTTTGAGTATGATAAATCTAGATTACAAATACCAGGTGATGAGGGAAGTTATTTTTTTCATGATCAGAAAGATGTATATGATGGATTAAATTATAAGTACTTTAGCTATTCTGGACCTACCTCAATGGGCAAATCATTTGTCGTACAAACATATATTAAACAACAAATAGAAAAAGGTTCAACCAAGAATTATGCTATTCTTGTACCCACGAAAGCTTTAATAAACGAAGTACGAAGTGAAATAATTGGAAGTCTTCAAGAAAAGCTAAAAGAAACAAATTATCGTGTTGTCAGTGCATCTGGAGATATTGTATTACAACAAGAACACAGCTTTATTTTTGTTATGACTCCAGAACGTCTGCTTCATATGATGATAGGTATGCCCAAAATAAAAATTGATTTTCTGTTTGTAGATGAGGCTCATAAAATATCAGACAGAGGTGGGCGTAGTGCTTATTATTATAAAGTGATTGCACAGCTATCTAAGATGAAGGAAATGCCAACAGTAGTTTTTGCGTCTCCAAATATTCCAAACCCAGAAGTTTACCTCGGTTTGATACCAAAAATCAATATAGATGAAGTAAAAAAACTAGCATCAAAATATACACCAGTATGCCAGTTTAAATATTTTCTGGATTTATGCGAAGGTCAAGCCTACTTTCATAATGATTATTCTAAATCATTATCATTGATAGGAGATATACCACAAGAAGATGAGTTGAGTGATATTGTTAATCGAGTTGGATCCACACAACAAAACATTATCTATTGCAATTCGAGACAAAAAGTTGTCGATTATGCTGTACAATATGCAACCAAACTTCCTATTAAAGATGATGAAAAGCTTATCTCATTAGCTAATGATATCCGTACTGAGGTCCATAGTGATTGTTATCTTGCTGATTTAATACAACGAGGGGTAGCATATCATGTCGGATACCTCCCTACCAACATCCGATTAAGAATAGAGAAGAGTTTTGTTGATGGTATTCTAAGAACAATATTCTGTACTAGCACACTTGTTGAAGGAGTAAATCTACCAGCAGATAACTTATTTATTACAAGCTATAGAAACGGAAATTCTAATATGGATGAAGTGGAATTTAGAAACTTGGTAGGACGTGTTGGGCGGATAAAATATAATTTATATGGAAATGTGTTCTTGATTCGCATGGAGGATAGACTTAAAACTCAGAATTATATTAATTTACTTCAAAACGACGTTCCGGAACAGGAGATTTCCATTAACATAATAGATAACAAAAAATATTTGAACTTGGTAGTTGATGATTTAGCTCGTGGTGACATGGAACTGACCAAGGTTCGTGAAGCAACAACCTCAAAGGACTTTGAAGCGTTGCGAAAATTTGCAATGATTTTTACCAAAGATATTGCAGAGGATAATATTACACCTATACGAGAAGCTTTTTCATCGCTATTAGATGAAGAAAGTGAATATAAAATAAAAGAAAACTTTCCTGTCGAAAAGACAAGTGACGATATCAATTTTTCATACGACCAAATTATTAACTTAAGGGCCCTTGTTGAAAGTGGGCAAGAATATCCAAAATTAACAGGAGAAAATGATGAGGTCGATTTCGAAGAAGTTGTTGATTTTCTAATGAAGCTTAGAAAGGTGTTCAAATGGGATATCTATGAAAAACGAACAATAGGCAAAACAGGTATTTATCGAGAGGATTCCGTTATAAGATGGTATGCGGTTATCCTATTAAGATGGATTAGGGGCAGTGGTCTTAGTCAGATTATATACCATGCACTTAAATATAAAGAGAAAAATCCAAATACAGGTGTATGGGTTGGCAATATGAAAATGGCTGATGTTTATAATAAGAACTCCAAATCCCACAAAAACTATATTATTGCTGAAACACTTGGTGTAATTGAAAATGTCCTTTTATTTAGTATCTCAAATTATTTTAGGAAATTTTCCCTGGAATATAAGGATGTACATCAAGTAGATCATTTCCAAAATGATTGGTATGAATATGTGGAATACGGTACAACAAATCCTTTGACTATTTTTCTTCAACAAAGTGGTTTTTCACGAGAATCTTCAAAATATATAGAACAACCATCTAATCAGAATAAATATTTAATAGAAGTTGATGGTGAAATAAAAATCCACCGTTCGATACTCACGTGTGGTAATATCGGCGTTGAAACCGAAGCACACGATATACAATTTAATATGCCTGAACTATTTATTGACTAGTTTTAAGCATTAATTAGGCCTCCTGCAGAAATGCAGGGGGCTTTTTTTTGTCCTTTTTTAATTACCATACACTATCCATATTCCATCCCTACTGCATCCATATTTTGAAGACGAACTATTAGCGATAATAGAAATATCAAAGGATTATCTTTGAAATTCATTAGATGTAGGAGGTGAACATAATGCGAAAGAATACGAAGCAAACATCTAAGAGAGTTGCGTCAAAAGCAAGCAAAATTCTTAACGATGGTCGCTACAGCAAGAAAGCCAAGTCGGTTGCTGGAAGTGCTTTAAGTCAAACAAGACCAAGCAAGAAAAAGTAATTTCAGAACAAATGATAGGTAGCGACAGATTTGAATAATCAGCCTACCTATCTTCCCTAAGGGAGAAATCTATCCAGAGCGGTTATCGCTCAACAAAATCAATCTCAAAGTCCTAGTGCGCATACGGACGGCGGGATGCATAAGAGTTCAGAACACAGTAATAAAGACTGTGTTTGGAATGAAGATGCACCCACCGTACTTTCGTGCGCTCTTTTTTAGGACAAGCGGAGTCTGTGGTCATCTTCACTACAGGCTCTTTTGTATTCCGCCGCCCAATGCATAAGGCGGAAAGGAATACTTTATGAAGATTCGAGTTTTATATGAAGACAACATCAAAAACGGCCACAAGAACTACACCACAATTGAAATTCCAGATGGAGATTACAGCGTCATGCTGGATATCGACTATGAGCAACGTCTTGCAGAGGCTAAGTCTGAAAAGAAAGACGAGGTTAAGCGCTGTGAAACGGTTCAGGAAGTATTTGACATTATGAACAAGCGTGAATACAACGGGTGGAGAAGAGAAACCAGACATATCGATGCTACTCCTAAGATGAAAAAAATGAATGGCAAAGCAGGATATATCCAGGCAGAACAAGATGATAAGTCCTTTAACATTATGGATTATCTGTGCACTTCATCAGATGAAGATTCACGAAGTAGAGACTATGAAAATGAAGAAATTACTAGTTGGATCCGAGAAGTCTTAGTTAAGAAACCAGAGTGGGCAGATGCTTTTATTGCAGTTCGCATAAATGGCATTTCTATACGTGAATATGCAAGAACTATAGGAGCTGATGAGAATAATATCACTCAGAAATTAAAGCGGGCAACAAAAAAACTTCAAAAAGAATATAAAAATCGTCAGATTTGACTTCTTCCCAAGGCTACCACTTAGAAGGGTCAAGACCTTCAAAAAAATTAAGGAGGTAATTCTGATGAGAGAATTAGTGAGAATTGAATATGAAAATGAACAACCTACTGTGCTTGGGCGCGATTTACATCAAGCCTTAGAGGTGAAAACAGCTTACAAAGATTGGTTTCCAAGAATGTGTGAATATGGATTTGTAGAGGGAACAGACTTTAGCTCATTTTTGAGCGAAAGTAATGGAGGTAGGCCAAGTACTAATCATCAGCTAACTATTAATATGGCAAAAGAAATATGCATGATTCAACGCACTCCAAAGGGAAAAGAGTGCCGAAAGTACTTTCTTGCAATCGAGGAAAAATGGAATTCTCCAGAGGCAATTATGGCGCGGGGTCTGCAATATGCTAGCAAGCAACTTGCCATAGTAAAACATCAAAATGAACTGCTTGAAAATACTATAGCTGTTCAAAGTCAGCAAATTACAGAAATGAAACCAAAGGTCTCGTATTATGATGTTGTTCTAAATTGTAAGGATCTTATTTCAACGTCAGCTATTGCTAAGGACTATGGTAAATCAGCTATATGGATGAACCGCTATCTGAAGAAGAAAGGAATACAGTTTAAGCAAGGTAACATCTGGCTTTTATATCAGAAGTATGCAGAAAGAGGCTATACAAGCACTAAAACACATAATTATCTTGGTAGAAATGGTCAGCAACATACAAAAGTTCATACCTATTGGACTCAAAAAGGAAGACTTTTTATTTATGAACTGATGAAGGCAGATGGTATTTCGCCTCAGATAGAAATGGAGGATTAATATGTGTAAGAAATTTAAGGAGCCAGAACAGTGGGTTTATGTAATTGAAAAACCTAAAAACCAAGTCAAAGTTGGGGTTTCGAAAAATTATATAGAAAGAATTAAGTATTTAGAAAGAACTGGTGGGTTTTTCTCTTTAAGATGTATAGCCTTAGGGCCTTATCAGAATGGATATGAAGTAGAAAGTAAAATTCTAGCACGGTTAAAGAAATATAGAACTATGGGAGAGTGGCATTGTGTATCATACGAAGACGCGGTAGCTACAGCCAAAGAAGTGGCGAAAAAAGTAGGAAACTCTAGTGTGGTCGAAGTTTTAGATTCAATAGATTTAGTTGAAACAGTAGATGAATTATTCCCACTTAGAGCAACTATTAATATCAATGAACATTTACAAGATACAGTTATCACCGGGTTTGTTGGTGAAAAAAATGCTTTATGGCTTGAAACAGAAGAATGTGGGATATTTTTACCAGAATTTTTAATAGGTTTTCTTAGAGCGCTATCTAGAGGAGGCAAGTCTTATGAGCATAAATAAATATAATTCAGAAGGCTACCATGACCCGACTCCTTTTGAAGCACTCACCAATATTACTAAAGAGGAGAAGGCGGCATCAAAGCCCGCCTTTAGACCTCTTGTATATATATGCTCACCTTTTAGTGGAGATATCGAAGAAAATGTTAAACGTGCACAGAAATTTTGTCGTTTTGCCTTAGAAAAGGGGAACATTCCTCTGGCTCCGCATCTTATGTTTCCGCAGTTTATGGATGATACAAATGAAGAAGAAAGAGAACTCGCCATTTTCATGGACATCATCCTTATGGGTAAATGCCAGGAAGTATGGGTCCTTGGTGACACCATTTCAAGAGGTATGCGTATTGAAATAGAAAAGGCAAATAAACGTAAGCAGCGGGTCAGATATTTCAATAAAAACTTTGAGGAGGTGGATGCTGAGTGCGTAATTTAGCCATTGCCTACGGAAATAGCCGGCAAGCAAAGAAGTGGATAAATAAGACAATTACCTTTGAAGATTTAAAGGAAAGATTAAAGGTTCCTATTAGAACAACGGAGTCGGCTGAAGAATATGCCAAGTTCAGTAAATCACAAAAGGACAATGCCAAGGATCATGGAGGTTTTGTTGCCGGTGCATTAAAGGACGGACGAAGAAAAATTGACGCGGTAGACCTGCGTTCCATGATTGCCCTAGATGGGGACAAGATTGATAAAGATTTCCTAGATAATTATGAATCCAGAGCGCCTTATACATCAGCTCTTTATACCACACACAGCAGTACAGAAGATAATCCAAGAGTTAGGCTCGTTTTCCCACTAACAAGAGATGTGACGCCTGAAGAATTTGTTGCAGTTTCAAGATATCTGGCAGAGATGCTTGGCATGGACAACTTTGATGAATGCTCCTATCAACCTAATCAGCTGATGTATTGGCCCAGCACATCAGCCAACGGACACTTTGTTTATAAAGAAGTGGATAAGGCATGGCTTGATCCAGATGAAATATTATCAGCTCATCCCCAGTGGACAGACCCTACAAGACTGCCCACATCGTCTAGAGAGAGTAAGGCCAACACAGCAAGTTATAAGAAGGTGGAAGATCCTCTCGAAAAGGACGGTATTGTAGGACTTTTTAACAGGGTCTATTTCCCTATAACAAAAGCACTAGATAAATTTCTTAATGACATATATCAGTCTACAGAAAATGAAAATAGGTATCACCTTACTGAGTCAAGCAGCATGGCTGGTGTTGAAATTATTGAAGGTGGTAAATTCGTTTATAGCCACCATGCCAAGGACCCTGCATATTTAAGTCTTTGTAATGCCTTTGATATCGTTCGCATCCATAAGTTTGGCGATGGTGATGATAAAAAATCCTTCAAAAATATGTGCGAATTTGCCATGAAGGATGAGGATGTAAAACAACTTGCTACCGCTGAACGATTAACTGAAGCTGAAGTGGACTTTGAAAATATTGATGGAGACTGGACAAAGAAGCTTAGATACCAGCCCCGAAGCCAAGTACTGGAAAACAGTGTCTACAACTTAAATCTTATTCTCAATAACGATCCTGATTTTAGGGACTTTGCCTTTAACGAGATGGCCAATCGAATCCAGGTGAAGGGTCCACTTCCTTGGGGAAGACCAGAAGGCAATGCTTTCTGGAGGGATGCCGATACAGCCCAGCTTAAATCAATTATAGATATACGTTATCTTCCGTTTTCAAGTAGAAATCATGATGTGGCTTTTACCAAAGTAGCTGATGATAGGCGGTTCCACCCAGTTAGGGATTATCTAAATGCGCTGCCAGCTTGGGATGGTGTGAAACGTGTGGAAGATCTCTTTATCAAATATCTAAAAGCAGATGATACAGAGTATATCCGTACAGTGACTCGCAAGACATTTGCAGCTGCAGTAGCTCGGATTTATGTTCCAGGGATAAAATTTGACTGCGTACCTGTGCTTGATGGAGACCAAGGCATCGGTAAAAGTACTATTGTAAAGGACCTAGTCTCATCAGATTATTATTCAGAAACCTTATCTCTTACTGATATGGACGATAAGTCAGGTGCTGAGAAACTCCAAGGCTTCTGGGTGGTAGAGATTGGTGAGCTTGCCGGTATGAAAAAAGCTGACATTGAAAAAGTGAAGGCCTTCCTCTCGACATCAGATGATAAGTACAGGCCATCTTATGGCAGAGTTGTTGAAAGCCATCCAAGGCAGTGTATCATCATTGCAACGGTCAATGGTGAGCGTGGATACCTTCGAGATATTACAGGTAACCGACGCTTCTGGATTATAAAGGTCCACCAGAAAAAACAGAAAAAGTCTTGGAACTTCACTGAAGAATATAGGCGCCAGTTCTGGGCGGAAGCAAAAGAAATATGGAAGTCTGGTGAAAAACTGTATCTAGAAGGTGATGTTCTAGAGGAGGCTGAAAAAGCGCAAAAAGGTGCTATGGAAGCTGATGAGCGTGTTGGTATGGTGGAAGAGTACCTGAATACAAAATTACCAGATGACTGGGATAGCATGGATCTGTTCTCCCGCCGCAACTACCTAAATGGAAGTGAGTTTGGAAGCTTAGAACGCAATGGAACGATTACTAGAACCGAGGTAAGCAATGCTGAGATATGGTGCGAATGTCTTAATAGGAACCTATCGGAGCTTAAGGCTACGGATAGTTACCAGATTGCTGCCCTTATGGCCCAGATTCCTGGTTGGGAACGTACCAGTAGTATTAAGCGTTTGCCGATTTATGGCAGGCAGCGACTCTACCAATACGGAAAATGATGAACACAACACAACACAAGATTTTCCCTTATATTCAAAATGCTTTTTCTTAAAAGCACATAGTAAATACCTGTGAGCGCACGCGCGTAAGTAAATATAGGGGAATAGTTGTGAACTTGTGATTCTTGTGTCAGATGGGAGGAAAAAAATGACTGAAAAATATATAGAGCAAAAATTAGTAAAAGCAGTAAAAGCCATGGGAGGTAGGGCCCTTAAATTCACTAGTCCAGGGTTTGATGGTGTGCCAGATAGGATTGTACTTCTTCCCATGGCAAGAATGGCCTTTGTTGAATTAAAAGCACCAGGTAAAAAGATGCGGCCTCTTCAGGTAAGGCGAAAAAGGCAACTGGAAGCGTTAGGTTTTTTGGTCTACTGCATTGATGGTGTGGATCAGATTGGAGGGGTGCTGGATGAAATTAAAAATGGAATGTAATTGGTGTGGTAAAGAAATTTATAAATACCCATCACAAATAAAAAAGCATAATTTTTGTTCTCGCAAGTGTTTATCCGATTTTAGCAATAAAAGTATAAACCCTACTGGATATCATGAACTCAAAGACTATACAAATATGTCAGAGCATCTCTCAGAGTTAAATCGCAAGTTGAACCCAACAAAGATGACAAAAGAGATGAGAACAAAAATGAGAAAAGCTAGGCTAGGTACAGGTGAAGGAAAAACATATACAAAATATTATGGGAGACATGCTCATAGGGTGGTGGCAGAACAAAAACTTGGTAGAAAATTAAAAAAGAATGAGGTTGTACATCACATTGACGGCAATCGAAGAAATAATGATCCTGATAACTTGATGGTTTTCTCTTCAAGTTCAGATCATATGAGATATCACGCTCAGATTAGAAAGTTCTTTGATAAGGGAGAAATACCTTTGAAAGTGATAGAGGAGGTGATGCCCTTATGATGTTCAAAGCGTATGACTATCAAAAATTTTGTATCGACTATATCGATAAGAATGAGATATCAGCACTGTTTTTGGACATGGGTTAGGTCTCGGTAAAACCGTTATAACCTTGTCGTCTATTTACAGTCTATGCCTTGATAGATTTGAAATCAGAAAAGTGCTGATTATAGCTCCCCTAAGAGTCGCTAGAGATACTTGGCCTTTAGAAATCAAAAAATGGAATCATCTAAAGGGCTTACCCTATTCAGTAGCAGTGGGGACTGAAAAAGAAAGAAAAGAAGCCCTTATGAAAAGATCCATGGTTTATATTATAAACCGTGAAAATGTAGGCTGGCTTATAAATAAAAGCGGCACCCCTTTTGATTTTGATATGGTGGTTATTGATGAATTATCATCCTTTAAATCTTATAGTGCTAAGCGCTTTAAAAGTCTTTTAAAAGTAAGGCCCAAAGTAAAAAGAATAGTAGGGCTTACTGGAACACCTTCAACGAATGGACTTATGGACCTATGGGCAGAGTTTCGAATTCTTGATATGGGCCAAAGACTAGGGAGATATATAACCCACTATAGAAATGCATACTTTAAACCGGATAAACGAAATGGTCAGATCATCTTTTCATATAAGCCCATACCAGGAGCAGAAGATAAAATCTATGAGCAAATATCGGACATCACCATTTCCATGAAATCTATCGATTATCTTAAAATGCCAGAATGCATCATAAACAAAGTACCTGTTTCTATGAGCGAAAAGGAATGGAAGTTGTATTCAAGCTTTAAAGAGGATATGGTCACTAAGTTAGGTGATAGTGAGATAGATGCTATAAATGCTGCAGTGCTTTCAGGAAAGCTTCTTCAAATGGCAAATGGCGCTGTCTATGATGACGAAAAGAAGGCGCATGTCATTCATGATAGAAAACTCGATGCCCTTGAAGATCTAATTGAAGGGGCAAACGGTAAACCTGTTCTTGTGGCCTATTGGTACAAACATGATCTGGAACGCATTCAGAAGAGATTTACTGTAAGGCAGCTAAAGTCATCAAAAGATATTAAAGAGTGGAACGAAGGGAATATCCCCATAGCTGTTATCCATCCAGCAAGTGCAGGACATGGACTTAACCTTCAAAGTGGCGGATCCACTCTGATCTGGTTTGGTCTGACCTGGTCTCTAGAACTTTACCAGCAAACCAATGCTCGTCTCTACAGACAGGGGCAAAAGAACACGGTTGTCATTCACCACATTATAGCTAAGGGTACCATTGATGAAAATGTGATGGCTGCCCTGAGTAAAAAAGAAAAAACTCAAAACTCTCTAATTGAGGCAGTGAAAGCTAAACTGGAGGTGAAAAGGTGACTGATCCTTATGAAAATTTAGCAAATGCCATAATTTTAATGGCAGTTAAAGATTATAGATGGGCTTTAAATAAACTTGAAAAAAGATCTAATTATGAGCCAGCAAAGATGATTATAAAAGAGGTGGAGAGGTTCTTTCGCTCCAGTTGGTATAGAGAACTTACCTCTGTTGATGGGAATTTTCTAATCGAAAAAATAAGATCGGAGGTAAGTGAATGAAAATAAAAGAATACCTGCATCAGGCCTATAGGCTAGATAAAAGAATCCAATCAAACATTGAGGAAATGGAAAGTTTAAGAGAAATGGCAACAAGTGTATCCTCACCTAGTTGGGATGAAAGAGTTCAAACTTCAAGATGCGAAGAAGCAAAATTTGTAAGGTGCGTGGAAAGAATCATGGATTTGGAAAGAAGGATCAATGCGGAAGTAGATAATCTTATAGCCCTAAAAGAACAGATTAGATTTGTCATCAATGAAGTGTCTAATACTGATGAACGCATGGTTCTACGCTACCGCTACGTTCATAACTTTACATGGGAGCAAATAGGCGATGCACTTGACGCTGACAGGACAACGGTTTATAGGTGGCACAATGCAGCCCTTAAACATGCAGTGCTTCCAGATGTTCCTATTAAAATATAATTTGCACACTTTGCAACACTTTGCAACAAGATACCACAGTCACCTTTGTGTTATAGTATAATTAGCAAAAAGAATAAACTTAAGCCTTGTGGGTTCGACCTGCAGGGCTTTTCTTATGCCCAAAAGGAGGTGAAGCAGTGCCATATAAACCTAAACGACCCTGCGCCTATCCCGGTTGCAGCAAACTATCAGACAGTGGACAGTACTGCAGTGAACATAAAAAGATTGTTATGAAGCGTTACAACCAGTACCAACGAGATCCTAAGTCCAATAAAAGATACGGCAGGGCCTGGAAACGAATAAGAGACCGCTACATCAAAGCTCATCCTCTTTGTGAGGAGTGTGAAAAGAACGGAAGGATTAAAGCTGCAGAAGAAGTCCACCACATCCTCCCTTTATCAAAAGGTGGTGGCAATGAAACCAGTAACCTGATGGCCCTTTGTAAGTCTTGCCACTCAAAGATCACTGCTGAGAGTGGCGACCGGTGGGGGAGGTAAAATCCCTACGACTAAAAATTTTGGACAGCGGGCTGGGGCATCGTGTGAAAAAACGCAGAATCAAACAAGGGTATAGGCCAATCCCCAAAAAGGAGGTGTGATTATTGGCAAAAGACGGTACAAATAGAGGTGGCCCTCGTATTGGTGCAGGGGCAAAAAAGAAGCCACTAGCTGATAAAATATCTGAAGGTAACCCGGGCGGTAGGAAACTCACCGTTATGGAGTTTTCAAATACTGCAGATCTTGAAGGACAAGAAATGCCAAAACCAAATAAAATGCTTGAAGCCATACAAAAAGACGGTAAAGCTCTGGTCGCAGGTGAAATCTATAAAACAACATGGAAGTGGCTTGATAAGCGTGGGTGTTCTTCTCTAGTCTCTCCCCAGCTCTTAGAGCGATACGCTATGAGTGTTGCCCGTTGGATTCAGTGTGAAGAAGCTATAACGGAGTATGGATTTCTTGCCAAGCACCCTACTACAGGAAATGCTATTCAAAGTCCTTATGTTTCTATAGGTCAAAACTACATGAACCAGACCAATCGTTTGTGGCTTGAGATATTTCAGATTGTAAAAGAAAACTGCACCGGCGATTATAAAGAAGCAAATCCCCAAGATGATGTGATGGAAAAACTTCTTTCTGCTCGAAGGGGAAAATAATATAGATTGGAGATTATGAAATGAGTAAAAACTACAGAACCGCAGAAAGTGTATGTAAGGGACATCCTGATAAGCTTTGTGATTTAGTTGCAGACAGTATTTTAGATGCGTGCCTTCGAAAAGATAAGGCTTCAAGAGTTGCCTGTGAGGTTATGGCTACTAAGGGAAAAATTATCGTGGCGGGCGAGATCACCTGCAGCGAAAAAATAGATATTCGTCTCATTGTAAGAAATGTACTTCGTGAAGTTGGATATAACCCAAGGAAATTTAGAGTATCCGTGTTTGTACATCATCAAAGTGTAGATATTGCTTCTGGTGTAGATACAGCTCTTGAAGTAAGAAATGGAATTATAGACCCATACGGTTCCATCGGTGCTGGTGACCAAGGCACTGTTTATGGTTATGCAACAAATGAAACAAGAGAAAAGCTGCCTTTGCCACTACTTCTTTCTCATAGAATTGTTAAGCGCATTGATGAATGTCGCGAAGGTAAAATCATCAAGGGCATCTTACCCGATGGAAAGGCTCAAGTCACTATTGAGTACTATGGCGATAAACCTATTCGCGTTAAAACAGTTGTGGTATCTGTTCAGCATCACAAGGATAAAACAATGGAGCAACTAGAATCAGATATCTTAAATAACGTGCTCTGGCAGTGTTTTGAGGATTTACCGGTTGATGATGACACTGAAATCCTCATCAATCCGTCAGGACGATTTGTCGAAGGTGGCCCTGCTGCTGATACAGGCCTTACAGGAAGAAAGATTATGGTTGATACCTATGGTGGACTGGCTTCTCACGGTGGAGGTGCACTTTGCGGAAAGGATCCAACCAAGGTAGATAGGAGCGGCGCCTATATGGCCAGATACATTGCTAAGAATATTGTTTGGAGCGGGCTTGCTGAAAAATGTGAGGTCGCTCTTTCTTATGCCATCGGAAAAGCAAATCCCGTAGCAGTTAGTGTTAACTCTTTTGGAACTGGAATAATCAGTGACGAGCATTTATGTGGAGTTGTTCTAGAAACCTTTAATCTACGTCCAGCGGCCATTATCGAAAAGCTGCGACTTAGAAATGCAATTTACTCCGATACAGCAACCTACGGTCATTTTAATTCCTGTCTATTCCCCTGGGAGAATGTAGACTTTAACTTGAATTTAAGAAAGGCGGCGGAAAGATATGAAGATCGAAAAATTGAAGACTAAAAACCTCATCCCCGCTGACTATAATCCACGAAAGGACTTAAAGCCTGGGGATGCTGAATACGAAAAGCTAAAGCGATCCATTGAAGAGTTTGGCTATGTCGAACCTGTTATCTGGAATAAGACTACTGGAAGAGTTGTAGGTGGCCACCAGAGATTAAAAGTGCTCCTTGATTTAAGAATGGATGAAGTTGAGTGCGTAGTTATTGAAATGGATGAAGAAAAAGAAAAGGCTCTCAACATTGCTCTTAATAAAATCAGTGGTGACTGGGACAAGGATAAATTGGCTCTACTTATCGCTGACCTCCAAGGTGCTGACTTTGATGTTTCCCTTACAGGATTTGATCCTGCTGAACTGGACGATCTATTTAAAGATTCCTTGAAGGATGGCATTCATGATGATGAATTTGATGTGGACGGGGAGCTTGAAAAACCAGCTATGACAAAACTTGGTGACGTTTGGAAGCTTGGACCCCATAGACTTATTTGCGGTGACTCTACCAAGGCTGAAACCTTCATGATCCTTATGGATGGAAAGCAAGCAAATTTGGTGGTGACAGACCCGCCTTACAATGTGAACTACGAAGGGTCTGCTGGAAAAATTAAAAATGATAACATGGGCGATTCTGCTTTTTATGAATTCCTGCTAGCGGCTTTCACCAATGCGGAAGCAGTGATGACAGAGGACTCTTCTATCTATGTTTTTCACGCGGATACGGAAGGGCTGAACTTTAGAAAAGCCTTCTCGGATGCTGGTTTTTATCTATCAGGTACCTGCATCTGGAAAAAGCAATCTCTAGTTCTTGGTAGGTCCCCTTACCAGTGGCAGCATGAGCCTGTGCTCTTTGGGTGGAAGAATAAGGGCAAGCACAAGTGGTATGCTGATAGAAAGCAAACGACTATATGGGAATTTGAAAAACCTAAGAAGAATGGATCTCATCCAACAATGAAGCCTGTGGCGCTTGTGGCTCATCCAATTCTTAATTCAAGTCTTAGTAACTGCATCGTCCTGGATCCCTTTGGCGGTTCAGGTAGTACGCTTATTGCCTGTGAACAAACCCAGAGAATTTGTCACACCATTGAGCTTGATGAGAAGTTTTGTGATGTTATAGTGGAAAGGTTTATTTCTAGTGTTGAATCAGCAGATGAAGTTTACCTTATTCGTGATGGAAAAGAATACCGCTATAGTGACCTCCTAGAAAATAAATAAGAGAACTATCGAAAGATAGACTTGCTATTTACATCAATTAGAGTGATGTATGTAGTAAGAATAAAAAGGAGGTCAAGTATTATGAAAATTAATTACAATGTAAGTGGACAAGAACGTAAAAAGCTGGTGAGGCTCGTTAGCGAAATCACAGAAGTTTCTTCAAAGTACCTGGGTGTTCCGTCCTGTGCTTACCAAGTTGGTCCTTACAACATTGGAAAAGATGGAGAGCTAAACTATGACAGTGAAGTGGCACCAGAGGATATCAAGTCGCTAATGCAACACCTTTCAGATGCAGGCTTTGAAGCTGAAGTGGAAGAACCAGCTCCAGCTGCAGCAGAACCTGAGGAAACTGGGCTCATCATCCAGATACCAAAAGACTCTCTTTCCGATGAGGACTTGGAGAAACTTAAGAAACTCATAGGAGCTAAAGGAAATCTTATTAAAAAGGCACTGGGTGTAGATGCCCTTCCCATTGAAGACGGAGAAGAATGCATTAGCTTCCCTTGGTTTTCAGAGCTGCCAAATCCAGATGAGATAAAAGCCTACTCGGAGTTCATCACGAAGCTTTGTGAGATGGCGAAAACTCAAAAGAGGATCACCGTAAAAGAGAAAGAAGTCGACAATGAGAAATACGCATTTAGGTGCTTCCTCCTCCGCCTTGGATTTATCGGAGAAGAATTTAAAACCCACAGAAAGATTCTCCTTCAAAATCTTTCTGGCAGCAGTGCATTCAAAGGAGGTGACCCTAGTGAAACCGATAAGTAAAGAAAAATTGGCCCACCTGCGCAAGCAGTATTCCGCTGGCGCCAGGGTCGAGCTTCTTTGGATGGATGATGCGCAAGCACCACCAAAGGGCACAAAAGGCACCGTGTGGGGCGTGGATGACATAGGATCCATAATGGTTCAATGGGACAATGGCAGTAACCTCAGTGTGGTTTATGGTGTTGATTCCTGCAAAGTAATCGAAGAAAGATCTGAGGAGGCATTCTAATGAAGGCATTATTTGGTAGAAAGTTCTACAGTATAAAGGAACTAAAAGAAGCAACTGAAGAAGCAAAGGAAGATGGTGTAATAGGCTCTGATTACACTGTGATTCGAGAAGTAGAGCTCGGTGATTTAGAGTTTCAAAAGTTCACCAGTAATTTTCTAGAGGACCAACCATGGATCAAGAAATCAGATGGAGGGATTAATGAAAAAGGTGAGCTTCGATGCATAAGGATCATTAATAAAGACACTGGTGAAAAGATACTCACCAATCCTGAAGGCTACGAATATCCTCGGTACACTGCGATTGAAGATTAAACTGATAGGCTAAAAACAAGATTATATTTCACATAGGAACAGGGCGTAATAGCTCTTTTCCTCGTTATAGAAGACCTTAGGGTCTATTTTTTATGTCACTATGTAAGGAGGTGTCCGCATATCCGAAAATTAAAAAAGTATAAACCTACTGTCTATATGTCGAAAGATTCCCATTATAGCAAAGAGATGGCGGACTATGCAGTGGGTTTTATTGAATGCCTTTCTCACACCAAAGGAACATGGGCAGGAAAGCCCTTTGAACTGATAGATTGGCAAGAGAGAATAATCCGGGATCTATTTGGCACTTTAAGACCTGATGGCTATCGTCAATTTAATACTGCTTATGTGGAAATACCAAAGAAGATGGGAAAAAGTGAGCTTGCGGCGGCTGTTGCCCTGCTCTTAACCTGTGGAGATAACGAAGAACGTGCAGAAGTTTATGGCTGCGCTGCAGATCGTAATCAGGCATCTATTGTTTTTAACGTGGCAGCGGATATGGTACGAATGTGCCCAGCCTTATCCAAACGGGTGAAGATTTTAGATTCACAGAAAAGGCTCATCTATAAGCCGACAGGAAGTATCTATCAAGTATTATCAGCGGATGTTGGAAATAAACATGGTTTCAATACGCATGGTGTTGTATTTGATGAGTTACACACACAGCCAAACAGAAAGCTCTTTGATGTTATGACCAAAGGAAGTGGTGACGCCAGGATGCAGCCACTATATTTTTTAATCACCACTGCAGGTGATAACCAAAATAGTATCTGCTGGGAAGTCCATCAAAAGGCTCTGGATATTATGAACGGTAGAAAAACTGATCCTACCTTTTATCCCGTCATTTATGGTGCAGCTCTAGAAGATGACTGGTCTGATCCAAAGGTATGGAAGAAAGCAAATCCATCCCTCGGCATCACTGTCAGTATGGATAAAGTAAAAACGGCCTACGAGTCTGCAAGACAAAATCCTGCTGAGGAAAACAGCTTCAGACAGCTTCGACTCAATCAATGGGTGAAGCAGGCCATCCGATGGATGCCAATGGATAAATGGGATGCCTGCGCTTTCCCGGTTAATCCTGAAGAACTTAAAGGTCGCGTCTGCTATGGTGGACTGGACCTTTCTTCATCTACAGACATAACAGCCTTTGTACTGGTCTTCCCTCCACAGGATGAAGACGACAAATATGTGGTTCTTCCATACTTCTGGATACCGGAAGACAGCATTGACCTTAGGGTTAGACGGGATCATGTGAATTATGATGTGTGGGAAAAACAAGGCTTCCTTCTTACTACCGAAGGTAACGTAGTTCACTACGGATTCATTGAGGCTTTCATTGAGGAACTTGGGATGAAATATAACATCCGCGAGATTGCCTTTGACCGCTGGGGAGCAGTTCAGATGACTCAGAACCTAGAAAACTTAGGGTTCACAGTTGTCCCTTTTGGTCAGGGATTTAAAGACATGTCTCCGCCAACAAAAGAATTAATGAAGCTGACTTTGGAAGAAAAGATAGCCCACGGTGGTCATCCTGTTCTCCGCTGGATGATGGATAATATCTTCATTAGAACTGATCCTGCGGGGAACATCAAAGCAGACAAAGAAAAATCCACCGAGAAGATTGACGGTGCTGTAGCCACAATCATGGCTCTTGACCGAGCGATCCGCTGTGGTGGAGAAACTGGTAATTCTGTTTATGACGATCGGGGTCTTTTAATCTTTTAATTCCATTTCCCTATGGTATAATAAATATAATAGTCCAAAGTTAATTGCAGATAAGTGGATATATGCGTAACAATTTTTAATAAATTGTAATTTGAACGGGGTGATTGTATGGTGAATAAAACTGACGCTATTGAAATAATAACATGGGCCGAAGAAAATGAAATTAGTATTTGGATAGATGGTGGTTGGGGTGTAGATGCCCTGTTGAAAGAAGAAACTAGAGCACACAATGATATTGATTTATTTGTGGAGGAAAGCAACGGCAAAAAATTTATTAGTATATTAAAGAAAAAAGGCTTTATTGAAATTGTTGAATCATATACAACAGAATCTCACACGGTTTGGAAGGATACTAAAGGTAGGATAATTGATCTTCATATATTCAAATTTAATGAACAGGGATACATTGTTTTTGAAGGAGAAGAATATCCACCAAATGTGTTTAGTGGTATTGGGGAAATAGGTAATAAAGAGGTAAAGTGCATTGACGCTGAAAATCAAGTGCTATTTCACTTGGGCTATGAACATAATGAAAATGATGTACATGATGTAAAACTTTTATGTGAAAGATTTGGTATTCCTATTCCGAGAGAGTACAAGTAATTAACAACCGCTAAATTATATAAGCAGAAATTTTATTATGGCTATGTCATATCATTTATATTATATGAGCTACTGTTAATGTGAATTCAAAAGTATATATTAAGCATCTCAATAGAGGTGCTTTTTTCATGCCCATTTTAAGGAGAGTGATGTCCATGGGAATACTGCAAGGAATATTTAAGGCACGTGATAAGCCTAAAGACGCTCTTAGTGGAAGCCGCTATAGTTTCTTTTTTGGAAGTACTAGTGCTGGTAAACCAGTTAATGAGCAAACTGCTATGCAAATGACAGCGGTCTACAGCTGCGTAAGAATCTTATCGGAGACGTTGGCTGGTCTACCGCTTCATGTCTATAAATACAATGATTCAGGCGGCAAAGAGAAAAACCTAAATCACCCGCTATACAAGCTGCTTCATGATGAACCAAACCCTGAGATGACTTCTTTTGCGTTTAGAGAAACGCTGATGAGTCATCTTTTATTATGGGGAAATGCCTATGCTCAGATTATTCGAAATGCACGAGGTGAAGTGATTTCCCTGTACCCATTAATGCCAAACAAAATGACGGTCGATCGCGATTCAAGTGGTCGGCTTTTCTATTTGTACCAGCGCGGTAGTGAAGATGCTCCTACTCTTGGTAGAGAGAACCAGGTGTATCTTTCACCATCAGACGTCCTTCATATCCCCGGACTTGGCTTTGATGGACTGGTGGGATATTCACCCATTGCCATGGCTAAAAATGCTGTGGGCCTTGCCATAGCTACTGAAGAGTACGGCGCTAAATTCTTTGCTAATGGGGCTTCACCGGGTGGCGTCTTAGAACATCCCGGTACTATCAAAGACCCTCAGAAGATTAAAGAATCCTGGAACGCTGCCTATCAAGGAAGCGGTAATGCCCATCGGGTGGCTGTCCTTGAAGAAGGTATGAAGTATCAACCTATTGGTATATCTCCTGAGCAGGCACAGTTCCTTGAAACCAGAAAGTTTCAGATCAATGAGATCGCTCGTATTTTTAGAGTCCCACCACATATGCTTGCTGATTTAGAGAAGTCATCCTTTAGCAACATCGAACAGCAATCACTGGAGTTTGTAAAATACACCCTCGACCCTTGGGTGGTCCGCTGGGAACAGTCCATGTGCAGAGCGCTTCTCATGGAAAGTGAGAAACCTAATGTATTTATCAAGTTTAATGTGGATGGCCTACTGCGTGGTGATTATGTGAGCCGTATGAGCGGTTATGCAACTGCAAGGCAGAACGGTTGGATGAGCGCCAATGATATCAGAGAGCTTGAAAATCTGGATAGAATTCCAGAATCCCTAGGTGGCGACCTCTACCTCATCAACGGTGCCATGACAAAATTACAGGACGCAGGCGCGTTCGCCAATATCAAAGAAACGGAGGAACCTAAATGAAGAAGTTTTGGAACTGGGCACGAGATGAAAACACTGGTGTCCGAACACTCTACCTAGACGGCGTTATTGCCGAAGACTCATGGTTTGACGATGATGTCACCCCTATGGCATTTAAGGCAGAGCTTACTGCCGGTGAGGGTGACATTGTTATTTGGCTCAATTCTCCAGGAGGTGATTGTATTGCTGCTAGTCAGATTTACACCATGCTAATGGATTACAAAGGCACTGTTACCGTAAAGATTGATGGCATTGCCGCTTCTGCTGCCTCAGTCATCGCCATGGCGGGGACAACGGTGCTCATGGCCCCAACTGCCCTTATGATGGTCCATAACCCCCTTACAGTGGCCATTGGGGACAGCGAGGAGATGAAAAAGGCCATTGCCATGCTTTCTGAAGTTAAAGAGAGCATCATCAATGCCTACGAAATCAAGACAGGTCAGTCAAGGACAAAGCTCTCGCACCTTATGGATGCAGAAACCTGGCTCAATGCAAAGAAGGCCATCGAGCTTGGCTTTGCTGATGGCATCTTGGAGGATGAAAAGAAAAGAAATCAGACCGAGGACTTTACCTATGCCTTTAGCCGCAGAGCTGTTACCAACTCCCTGCTGGATAAGGTAAAACCCAAACTACCAAAAGAGAATACTGGCACCCCAATTGAGTCGCTAGAAAAGCGGCTTTCTTTGATTCAACACTAAATTTTAGGAGGAAAACACTATGAATAAAATTCTTGAACTGCGTGAAAAAAGAGCAAAGTCCTGGGAAGCTGCTAAAGCATTCCTGGATACCAAAAGAGGTACAGATGGCATTGTATCTGCTGAAGACACTGCAACCTATGAAAAGATGGAAGCAGATGTGGTTGCCCTCGGTAAAGAGATTGATCGTCTTGAAAAGCAAGAAGCACTAGACCGTGAGCTTTCAAAGCCACTTAACACACCACTTACCGGGAAGCCAATTTTCCAAGGTATGGAATCCAAAGGCGGTAGAGCTTCTTCGGAATACCAGAAAGCCTTCTGGAATGCCATGAGAACCCGTTCTGGTGAAGGGCTTGATCCTGTTATTAAGAACGCACTTCAGATTGGCACTGACACTGAAGGTGGGTATCTTGTACCAGATGAGTTCGAGCGTACTCTTATTGAAGCTTTGGATGAAGAGAATATCTTCAGAAAGCTGGCCAACGTCATCTCCACTTCTTCTGGTGACCGTAAGATTCCAGTAGTGGCTTCAAAAGGAACCGCATCTTGGATTGATGAAGAAGGTGCCATTCCTGAAAGCGATGATAGCTTTGGACAGGTGTCTATCGGTGCTTACAAGCTAGGTACCATGATCAAGGTGTCTGAAGAGCTTCTTAATGACAGCGTCTTTAATCTTGAAAACTATATTGCTAGAGAGTTTGCAAGACGTATCGGCAACAAGGAAGAAGATGCTTTCTTCACAGGAGATGGCTCTGGTAAGCCTACAGGTATCCTTGCCGCTAGCGGTGGAGCACAAATCGGTGTAACCGCTGCTAGTGCTACAGCTATTTCCATCGATGAGATTTTGGACCTCTTCTACTCTCTTAAATCGCCTTACAGAAATAAGTCCGTGTTTGTTATGAACGATGCCACCATTAAGGCCATTAGAAAGCTAAAAGATGGTCAGGGTCAGTATATCTGGCAGCCTTCACTTCAGGCAGGAACACCAGATACCATTCTGAACAGACCTGTTTACACTTCATCCTACGTTCCTACCATCGCCGCATCTGCAAAGTCCGTCATCTTCGGTGATTTTGGTTATTACTGGGTAGCGGATCGTCAAGGTAGAGTATTCAAGAGACTTAATGAGCTTTATGCAGCCACTGGTCAGGTAGGCTTTGTTGCTACTCAGCGTGTGGATGGAAAGCTGATTCTACCTGAAGCCATCAAAGTGCTTCAGCAGAAAGCGTAATGGAGGTGCCCTATGAGTTATAACACAAAGAACTTTACCGAACAGGGCGGTGAAAAAACCGTCATTGGTGGAACTCTTGAAATCAAGGAAGGGGCGGTCGTTACTGGCCTCCCTATTCTTGATAATCAAGCAGCAAGCGCTGCTACCACAGTTGAAGATTTGGTGACAGATTTCAATGCCCTTCTCACCAAACTTAAGACTGCAGGGCTTATGATTTCAGACTAATGAAAGGATGGTGGTGGTATGACACTGCTGGAAAAAGTAAAAGCAAATCTTATTCTTCATCACTCAGCTGATGATGACCTGCTTGAGATGTACATCACTGCCGCTACTAGGTACGCAGAAAGCTATCAGCATCATCCTGAGAACCACTATGTGGAAGCAGTTATGCCAGCCACCACACAGCAAGCCATCATCATGCTGTCATCTCACTTCTATGAATCACGAGATGGCAGCACTGGTGGTTTTTACTCAGATAATGTTCAGGCTGGACAGCAAGTATGGAATACAGTCAATCTTCTACTGCGGCTTGATCGGGATTGGAAGGTGTAGATATGAGCTTTGGCAAAATGAATACCTTTATCGATATTGTAGAAAGCGTCACCATTAAAGATGCTGAAGGATTTAAAACTGAAGTTGATAACATTGCAGCTTCTGTTAGGGCGTATCGTGAAGGTCGACATGGCAATGAGAAATGGGCAAATAGAGCTTCCTTTACTGAAGCCACAGACCTTTTTCGCTTTCGCTGCATCCCTGGTATTACCATTACGGCATCTATGGTGATCATCCACAGTGATAAGAGATTTGAAATCACATCTGTTGAGGATGTGAAAGGACGCGGAATGTATCTTGAAGTTCTAGCTAAGGAGGTGGTTCCAAGTGGCTAACGCAACCATGAAAATGCCCGATGAGTTTTTAATGAAGCTTACAAAGCTTGGTGATAAGACAGATGAGATAGTCTCAAGAGTATTAGAAGCTGGCGGTGAAGTAGTTCTGGATAAAGCCAAAGCCAACCTGAAAGGTGTTATCGGAAGTGGTACAAAGGAGAAAAGCCGTTCTACTGGTGAGCTGGTCTCATCCCTTGGGCTATCTCCAACTAAGCTAGACAGAAACGGAAACTTTAACGTGAAGGTTGGCTTCAATGAGCCTCGTGACGATGGAGATTCGAATGCTAAGATTGCAAATATCATTGAATATGGTAAATCAGGTCAGCCTCCTAAGCCCTTCTTGAAGCCAGCAAAGTCCGCATCTCGGAAGGCATGCATTGAAACTATGAAATCAGAACTGGATAAGGAGATTGAAAAGCTATGAGCTTACTTGCGGATTTAAACCAAATACTAGATCCCCTAAACATTCCTGCGGAGACCGGAGTGTTTTCAGATACGCCGCCTGATGAATATCTGGTTATCACCCCCATGTCTGATAGGCTTGATCTCTTTGCAGATAATGAAGCAAATATGGTTCTTTCAGAAGCTAGGCTTTCTTTTTTCACGAAGAAGAACTATATGAAGCGCAAGAAAGAACTAACTAAAGCCCTTCAATCCGGAGGAATCACCATCACAGATAGGCAGTATGTTGGTTACGAACATGATACTAAATTTCATCATTACGCCATTGACGTAATGAAAGAATATGAAACGGAGGAAGAATAAATGGCAACAATCGGATTGGATTCTCTATATTATGCCAAGATCACAGAAGATCAAAACGGCATTGAAACCTATGGCACCCCTAAAGTACTGGCTAAAGCCATGACTGCGGAGCTGAGCATTGAGCTCATTGAAGCTATTCTCTACGCAGATGACGGTGCCAGCGAGGTAGTAAAAGAATTTAAGAGTGGTGCCCTGACACTGGGTATTGATGATATCGGATCATTGGTAGCGCAGGATTTGACAGGGTGTAAAATCGACAGTAATAATGTGGTGGTTTCAAGAAGTGAAGATGGTGGTAGCCCTGTGGCAGTTGGGTTTCGTGCCAAGAAAGCCAATGGAAAGTATCGCTATTTTTGGCTTTACAGGGTTATTTTCTCTGTTCCTGCCACAAGTCTTGCCACCAAAGGCGATTCCATTACATTTAGCAGTCCCACCATAGAAGGAACCGTCTTTAGAAGAAACAAACTGGACGGAGAAAGCAAACATCCTTGGAAAGCGGAAGTTACTGAAGGAGATAATGGTGTATCGGCATCAACAATTACAAGTTGGTTTGCTTCTGTGTATGAACCAGACTTTACAGCCGTAACCCCAACCATTACAATCACAACTCAACCAGCAAGCTTAACTGAAGTAACCACAGGAAGCATTTCTGGAAGCCTTTCTGTTGTGGCAAATTCCAACACCTCAAACCCTGTAACCTATCAATGGTATGAAAATACCACTGATAGCACCACTGGCGGTACTACCATTAATGGAGAAACTTCTGCGAGCTTTGATATTCCAACGGACCTTCTGGCGGATACCTATTACTACTACTGCGTCTTAAGCTCTAGTGGTGCAGAAAACGTGACGACTACAGTGGCTACTGTTGTTGTTTCTTAACGGGAGGGTTGATCATGACAGATGAAAAATTAAAGGTTGATGAGGCCGCTGAAGAACGAAGTACCACCATTGATATTGGCGGCACGGAGTTTAAGATGATTCTTACCACTAAAGCTACAAAGGAAATTGCCAAACGCTATGGAGGACTTGAAAACCTGGGCGATAAGCTTATGAAAACTGAGAACTTTGAAATGGCGCTAGAGGAGGTTGTTTGGCTCATCACCCTCCTAGCCAATCAGTCCATCCTGATCCACAATATTAGGAACAAGGATGATAAAAAAGAACTGCTCACAGAAGATGAAGTGGAGCTTCTTACCACTCCCTTTGACCTGGCTAATTACAAAAACGCCATTATGGCCAGTATGATGAAAGGCACAAAAAGGAATGTGGAGAGTGACGACTCAAAAAACGAGGTGGTCGGGTAAGTGATGAACAAGTCTTTACCCGACTTATCTACTTTGGAACAGTCCATTTAAGACGTTTAGAAGATGAAGTGTGGCTCATGCCCATTGGCTATTTGATGGACCTTTGGGAATGTCACAAGCAATTTACCGGAATATCGAAACCGAAACAAGAGCGCTACATCGATGAAATAATACCGGAATTTCTATAACAAAACCATTTAGAGTGGCACCTACAACGGTGTCTTTTTTCATGCCCCAAAGGAGGTGAACGCTATGTCGGACTTCGGCCTAAAAATAGGTGTTGAGGGTGAGAAAGAATTTAAGAACTCTCTTCGAGATATCAATCAAACATTCAAAGTGCTGGGTTCTGAAATGAATCTGGTCACCTCACAGTTTGATAAGCAAGATAAATCTATCAAAGCTATTACAGCAAGAAATGAAGTGTTAAATAAAGAGATCGATGCTCAGAAAAGCAAAGTATCCACCCTTGAAGCTGCGCTGAAAAATGCTGCTGAGTCCTTTGGGGAAAATGACAAGCGAACAAAAGCCTGGCAGATTCAGCTAAACAATGCAAATGCAGACCTAAATAAAATGGAAAAAGAGCTGGATGATAACAATAAGGCATTAGATGCAGCCAGTGATGTGTTTGATGATGCAGGTAAAGAAGCAGACAAATTTGGAGATGAGATTAAAGATTCAGCTAAAGTAGCAGATGATTCCGGTGGTAAGTTTGAAAAGCTCGGTTCAGTTATGAAAGGTGTGGCTGCGGGGATTGGTGTTGCCATGGCGGCCATTGGAACTGCTGCTGTCACGGCAGGTAAAAAGCTCTTTGATATGGCCAATGATGCCGCGGCTGCAGGGGATGAAATCGATAAGGCCAGCCAAAGGCTAGGTCTTTCCAGACAGGGCTATCAAGAATGGGATTATGTCCTTTCCCAAAACGGTGCCAGTATCTCATCCTTAGAAAACGGAATGAAGAAGCTTAACAACACCGTGGACGATGCCATCAACGGTAGTTCCTCAGCCACAGAAAAATTTCAGCGACTAGGGATTTCAATGGCCGACCTTGAGGGCAAATCCAGAGAAGAAGTCTTTGAGATGACCATTAAAGGTCTTCAAGGCATCTCTGATGAAGGTGAAAAAGCGGCCATTGCCAATGACCTACTTGGTACGTCCTCAGTTGAGCTAGGGGCGCTTCTAAACCAGACCGCTGAAAGCACCGATGCCCTTAAGAACAAAGCCAGTGAGCTGGGGCTGGTTATGAGCGATGAATCTGTGGATGCTGCAGTGAACTACACGGACGCCATGGATAATCTCACTCGCTCCTTCACTGGTGTGAAAAACAATATCACTTCACAGCTCCTCCCTGGCTTTACCATGATATTAGATGGTTTGACGGGCCTGATCACTGGCCAAGAGGGGGCCGCTGAGCAGCTTAAGGAAGGTGCAAGGCAGACGGTTGAACAGATTGCTGTCATCCTTCCTCAAATCTTGGAAGTGGTCACAGGGCTTATTTCAGCTATTGCTGAAGTAGCACCTGATTTGATTCTCGCGCTTGTAAGTGGGATTTTAGATAATCTTCCTACTCTTATTGAAGCTGCAACCAATATCATCATGACCATTGTAGGTGGCCTCATCGAAGCCTTACCTCAAATTACAGACGGTGCTTTGCAGCTTGTTCTAACATTGGTGGATGGGATTATTACCAATCTTCCTGCCCTGGTGGAAGCGGCGCTAGTGATGATTGTAACTTTAGCTACTGGACTTGGAGATGCGCTGCCGGAACTTATTCCATCCATTGTAGAAGCGGTTATTCTGATCGCTACCACCTTAATCAACAATCTGGACTTGGTACTAGATGCAGCATTTCAGATTATCAGCGGCTTGGCTATGGGACTTTTAAACTCTCTGCCAACACTGATTCAGTCCTTACCTCAGATTATTAACAGCATCATTACCTTCATCACCAGTAACCTACCAAAGCTCATTGAAATGGGGGTTCAGCTGACCATTCAGCTTGGTATGGGACTTATTCGTGCCATTCCTCAGATCGTGGCTCAACTGCCTCAGATCATCATGTCTATTGTCACCGGACTAGCCCGTGGGATTCCATCCATACTAGAAGTGGGAAGAAATATCGCCAGAGGTTTATGGGACGGTATTGCATCGATGATTGGTTGGCTTGGAGAAAAAGTAAAAAACATGGTCAACGGGATCGTTGGTGGCGTTAAGAAGGTTCTTGGTATTAGATCTCCTTCAAAGGTATTTGCAGGCATTGGTTCCAACATGGGTGAAGGTATTGGAGAGGGCTTCGAAAAAGCCATGGGTGATGTGGAAAAAGATATGCAGGGCGCTATTCCTACAGACTTTGATTTGGACCTGAACTCTCAAGTAACAGGAAGTCTCGGTGGCTCTGACGGAGCAGTCTTTGATGTAACTATCCCTCTTACCATTGACGGTAATATTCTAACAAGAGTTATTGCACAACTTCAGTGGAACCAAAACACCGTCACAGTTAGAAACCTTGGTGTGGCAGGAAGTTAATAGAAAGGAGGCGGTCCCTTGATTGAAATTTACGCAGGAGCAACCATGATTCAGTCCGTTAAGAAAGTCATCAGCTCAAACATTAGAGAAACCTTAGAGGGTGAATTTACCCTCTCATTTACTGTTATGGCGAAGTCTGCATTGGCTTTAAAAACAAAGCAAATTGCAAAACTAGATAATCAGTATTTTGAACTTGTTCAAATCAGTAAATCAATTCAAGGGAGCCTACCAGTCTGCTCTGTTCTTTGTGAGCATGTGTCTTATCTTTTGAATCATGAAATGTATCAAATAAGCAGTTTTGACTTCACGGGTGATCCTTCAGTAGGATTATCCCAGCTCCTTGCAGGCACTCCCTATTCAGCAGGGATTGTGGATTTTACAGAGAGCGTCACGATGAAAATCAACCAGAAGGTTTCAAGGCGAGCTGCCCTTATGCAGTTCATTGCTATTTTGGGTGGTGAAATCCAGTACGATGGCTATAGCATAAATATTCGTAGCCATAGAGGCTCCAATGATTATATCCCTGTGATGGGTTCAAAGAATGTTACAAACGTGGCTGTATCCCATGATTCCAGGGAGAATGCATCATCCTATGACATTTCCTTTTTCAAACTGATGGATTTGGCTGTAGGCGATAATGTGCACATCATCTTCAATCCATTAGGAATCAATGTGAAAACCAGGATCATCTCACTTGAGTACAATCCATTTTACAGATTCAACATCCGCGTTGAGGTGGGAAGATACAGGCCAAGTATTTCTGATACCTTCTATCGCATAGAAAATTCAATTTCCAATGTTGGAAGCTCCGTGGATGATCTTCAAAACCAGGTCTATGACTTAGGTGTCTCCTACACCATTGTAAAAACGCTGTCGGTGGTTGATAACAAAATTAATGTGACCTATGAAGTGGAAAAAGGTGATACCCACCAGTATCATGCCGAGTACAGCTTCACCACTGATTCCAGTGGCAGGATCACCAGCATCACCTTAGAAGACATTTTCTCAGAGCTTCTCCTTAAAGAGGTTTCTTCGCTTCTGATTGATGCTGCAGCCTTTGAAGTAACCTATGCCGATGGCTCCACTGGAAGCTACTCCTACTCCACTGATTCCAGTGGAAGAATTACAGCCATTGAGAAAGTTTAAGGAGGAAACCCATGAGCTATGATCGTAATTTTAATAACACCTTGGCCATCTGGACTGCTTTTGGTGGTAGAGGCAGCATTGTCCTTCCTATTCCTACCTTAAACTGGACCAAGAAGTACTATAACAATTTTGGCTACACCCAATACGGAAGTGAAAGACAGATTAATGTCTATGATAACGGAAACGCTCAGATAGCTGTTTATTATGCAAAGACTCCATACATGTCCTATTGGAACAAGACCACTAAACAATGGACCGTTGTCAGTGTTCCTTGGTGGAGTCATGGACAGCCAGAAATTCTTTATGCTGCAGATGGTGTATTTATCGCCAAGATCGTGGGCCTCGCCAATATCATCGCATCCTTTGACGGTATCACCTGGCATAACGCTGGGTACTGCGCCGGAGCGCAAAACGCTATGACCTGTGGTGCTTATGATATGGGCAGAGGCTCTGGGATTGTCAGCTGGTGGTACTACAAATCGCCGGTCTATTATAGCTTTGATTCACTTGAGGAGAGAACAGCTTGGACATTAGTAGGTTCCGATGGAACCTCTGTCCCTATCTTCAAATACCTAACCAAGCATAAAGGATACTTTGTAGGAGTTGTTGGTGGTGACAAATCCATCGCCAGAGCCAGCACATCAAGTCCAGGAAGCTGGGGAACAACCATTCCTGAAGATGTGAATGATACTAGGTACATGTTCATTCGTTCTATCAATGGTGTGCTCTTTGTCATGAAGTTCAACTATACCAATGTAGGCGGGACCTATACCTACCATGTAAGGCTATGCGTTATGAATGATGACGCAACGCAGATTACAGAAACCAACCTTTCCTGGGTAGGCGATCTTGCCAATAACAATATCCCTAATCCAAGAAACATCATCTGGATGCCGGATTGGGGGAAGTTTGCACTTCTAAAAGAAAGCAGCCTTTGTGTATCCTCTGATGGGATTACCTGGGAATGCTTGCATCAGTCAGGGTTCACAACTTCCCAATACGATACCTTTGACGGTGCCATGTACATTCCCGGAGACGGGTTCTATGCCAAAGCCAGCGGGTATGTTTACTATGCACCTTATTAATTGAAGCCCTTTATTATCAGATTATGACGCCTTTAGCTGGGCGTCTTTTTATATATAAATCTACATGAAAGAGAGGAAAAACAATGAGAGACATTTGGACTTATATTCAACTGGCTATTGCTGGCCTTGGCGGTTGGCTTGGCTGGTTTCTCGGAGGTTACGATGGATTTTTATATGCCCTGATTGCCTTTGTTGTCATTGACTATCTGCTTGGTGTCATGTGCGCCATTATCGAGAAGCATTTATCCAGTGACGTGGGTGCTCGGGGCATCTTCAAGAAAGTCGTTATTTTTTCATTGGTAGGCATTGCCCACATCATTGATCAAAACATCATAGGTGATGGTGGTGTTATCAGAACGGCAGTGATCTTCTTCTACCTATCCAATGAAGGAATCAGCATTATTGAAAATGCCACAAGACTTGGACTGCCTATTCCAGAAAAGCTCCGCGATGTTTTGGAACAACTTAAAGACGGTGGAGATAAAGATGGAACAAAGTAATAAATGATTTTGCCATTTGAGCATTCTTTGCATATGTAAGTTATGGAGGTGTTCAAATGGTATTTATTCATTGTAGCTATTGCGAAGAACCATTATGCGTCATCAATTACAACTTACTACTCAGTGACAAGATGGTGCTGAGAAACTATCAAGAGGAATGTCCGAGCTGCAAGAAAACTCTAGATTTCTTATGGCATGAAAACAGCGATCAGATTTTTGATGAAGAAAAATTAGATTAGCTGAATATACTTTCTCTCTCTTCGTATAATACTTTTGGGAGGGGATGAAAGTGACGAAAATGAAATGCCATTGTGGGGCGACGATACTCTTACAAAAGTATCGGATGCACTTGGAAGGGAGTTTAACTTTTAGAGATTATTATGGCACATGCCCAGTATGTGGGAAAGAGAATGAAACAAGGGATTTAAATGAAGACGACATAACTGATCAAGAATACCTATTCTAGTAGAAGCGTCATAGGCCAAGCCTGTGGCGTTTATATTTTTCTATAGATTGCAACAAATCGTAGGAGGGAAAATCTATGAACCTAAAAAAACTTATCTTTACAGAAAATGAATGCTATAAAGCAGGTAGAAAAATCAAGCCCAAGGGCATTATGGTCCACAGCACTGGGGCCAATAACCCTTATCTTCGTAGATATGTTGGTCCGGATGATGGCCTTCTTGGACAAAACCAGTACAACAATCATTGGAACCAGCATAGACCCAGTGGCAGACAAGTCTGTGTCCATGCCTTTGTTGGAAAGCTAAAAAATGGCACCATCGCTTCCTATCAGACCCTGCCATGGGATCATAGAGGCTGGCATGCAGGAGGCGCTGCTAATAATACGCATATCAGTTTTGAAATCTGCGAGGACGGTTTGACCGATGCCTCGTATTTTAATGCAGTGTATAGAGAAGCCACAGAGCTTTGTGCGCACCTCTGCAAACTCTATAACCTGACTGAGAAAGACATCATCGGCCACTATGAAGGCTATCAGAAGAAAATCGCCAGTAATCATGGAGACCCTCGTCACTGGTTTTCCAGGCATGGTAAGAGTATGGATACCTTTAGGTCTGATGTGAAAAAGCTACTAACACCCTCTGCTCCACCGACTAAAAAACTTTACCGGGTACAGGTCGGTGCTTTTAGCGTTAAGTCAAATGCAGATGCTATGTTAGCCAGAGCAAAAGCTGCAGGCTTTACTGATGCCTTTATCAAAACTGATTAGTTAAGCATTATGCCCTTGGAGGTTTAAAACTTCTGAGGGCATTATTTTTTTGTTATTTCATAAAATCGTCAGATTTCCATCCTTCCCAAGGCTACCAGATAGAGGGGAACAAATAATGACCCTTCAGAAAGAGGTGAAGGATATGAAACACAACCTGAAGATCAGTGTTTCAAAAATGCCACAGACAGGCGGAATCGTTACTTGCCGTAATGTCACCGTAAGGGAGCGCATTCTACGTTTCCTCCTTGGAGATAAACAGCGTGTAACAATTCTGATTCCAGGGGACAGTGTCGAGGAACTTGCTATCTGTGAGACTACGAAAGGAGGAAATGAACTTGAGCAAAGTAAAGTTACTGCTTGATGTGGTAAGCGATATGCGAAGCCTTGCAGACAGCATAGAAGTGGTTTGTAAGGCAATGACAGAAAGTGATGCAACACCTGAAGAAGTCCCTACCACAAAGTCGGAAACAGCAAAAGAGCCGGATATCCCACTTGAAAAAGTGCGTATGGTCCTTGCTGAAAAAAGTCAGCTTGGTTTTACTGCGGAAGTCAGAGCTATTATCGGGAAGTATGGTGCGGATAAGCTCAGTGCAGTTGACAAGGCCTACTATGCTGACATCTTGAAAGATGCGGAGGTTCTTGGCAATGGGTAATCACGCAATACTATCTGCATCTTCTTCACACAGATGGCTTCACTGCTTGCCATCTGCAAGGCTTGAACTTGAGTTTGAAAACACAAGTGGAGAGGCGGCAAAAGCAGGTACTGCAGCACATGAACTATCAGAACACAAACTGAAAAAAGCGCTCCACATTAGAAGTAAGAGGCCCGTGTCAGAGTATGATTCAGATGAAATGGAAGAATGCACAGATGACTATGTTGCCTTCATCATGGAGCAGGTAGAACTTGCAAGAAAGTCTTGTACTGACCCTATCGTTCTTATTGAACAACGTCTTGACTTCTCTTGCTATGTGCCAGATGGATTTGGTACGGGAGATTGTGTAATCATTTCAGATGACAAGCTTCACATAGTGGATTTCAAATACGGAATTGGAGTCCTTGTGGACGCAGAAAATAATCCGCAGATGAAACTCTATGCGTTAGGGGCTCTTGAAATCTATGACAGTCTCTACGACATCAAAGAAGTATCAATGACAATATTTCAGCCGCGAAGAGAAAACGTCAGCACCTGGACTGTTCCGGTAGAAGAACTTAAAGCCTGGGCAGAAGAAGAACTAAAACCTAAGGCAGCAAAAGCCTATCAAGGAGAAGGTGAATATATCCCTGGCCCGTGGTGTACTTTCTGCAGAGCATCCATAAGATGCCGTGCAAGAGCTGATGAAAAGCTCAAACTGGCCCAGAAGGAGTTTAAGATGCCACCACTGCTTACAGATAGTGAGATTGAAGAAATTCTAAACATTATTCCTGATCTCACGAAGTGGGCGAGTGAAATAACTGCTTATGCCACAGATGCAGCAGTTAACCACGGGAAAGAGTGGAGTGGTTTTAAAGTTGTGGAAGGTCGCTCAGTTCGTAAGTACAAAGATGAAGATGCTGTAGCACAAAAAGCTGTAGAGAGTGGATATAAAGATATTTACCGTAAGAGCCTTATTCCTTTGACAGAGATGCAGAAACTGATGGGCAAAACCAAATTTGAGGAAATCTTAGGAAGCCTCATAGTAAAACCACCGGGAAGGCCAACGATTGTTCCTAAAACAGATAAAAGAGTGGCTATGAACGTAACGAACGCAAAAAACGAATTTAATGAAATTATGGAGGATTGATCAATATGAAGAACAATATTACAAAGGTTATTACAGGTGTAAATACAAGACTCTCTTACTTCCACGGGTGGGAGCCTGTTTCCGTGAATGGTGGTGCTGAAAAGTATAGTGTATCTGTACTCATCCCAAAAGACGATACAGAAACCATTAACGCAGTAAATGCTGCAATTGATGCCGCTATCGAGGAAGGTATCGCAAAGTTTGGTGGCAAGAAGCCTAATAAGGCCGCAATTAAGATTCCTTTGCGCGATGGAGATGTAGAGCGTGACGATGAGGCTTATAAAGGACATTACTTCATCAATGCCAACAGCAAAACGCCTCCACAGATTGTGGACAAGAGTGTAAAGCCAATCATGGATCGAGGTGAGGTGTACAGCGGCTGCTTTGCAAGGGTTTCTCTCAATTTCTTTGCCTTCAACTCAAATGGAAATAAGGGTGTTGCTTGCGGACTTGGCAACATTCAAAAAATTAAAGATGGCGAGCCTCTTGGTGGTAAGACTTCTGCAGCAGATGATTTTACAACACTTGCAGACGATGACTTCCTTGCTTAATAGAGAAGGGCAATTGATGGTGGTGGGGGTATTTCCTCTGCCACCTGCTTTTTTAGGAGGTATATTAAATGGATGAGATATGGAAAGACATACCCGGATATGAGGGGAAGTACCAGGCAAGCAGTGAGGGCAGAATTAAGAGTCTTGAACGTGTAATTCATAGTAGCAATCAAAATGGCGAGTTTGATTATTTATTAAAGGAAAGAATACTTCGACCCGGAAAGCGAGGTAATTACCTAATGGTTGTCCTAAATGACCCAAGAAAAAGCTTTGCAGTTCATCATTTGGTGATGGCTGCTTTTGTAGGTGAAAGAGATGGTATGTATGTGCTTCATGCAAATGGGGATCCCAGAGATAACCGTCTAGTGAACCTTCGATATGATACGCAGACTGAAAATGTTTATGATGTTTATCGCCAAGGCAAGGCATGGAAGAAACTTACCATGGATGATGTTGAAGGAATACGATTCGGATTATTCTGCGGGTTTACCTGCACTCGGCTTGGAGAGTTGTATGGTGTGGGTCATCAGGCTATAAGCAAAATAAAGAATGGAGATAGATATGCATGGCTGAAATAAAAACATTACATTGTGATATTGAAACTTATAGTAGCGTCAATTTAGCAAAGTGTGGTGTGTATCGTTATGTTCAAGCAGATGATTTTGAAATACTGCTCTTTGCCTATTCCACAGACGGAAGTGAGGTTAAAATAATCGATTTAGCCCGCGGTGAAAAGATACCACCATTGATACTTTCTGCAATAGAAGATGATAAAATTATAAAATATGCTCATAATGCTTCCTTTGAGCGGATATGCTTCTCGCGCTTTCTAGGATACCCAGTGGGCAAGTATATTTCTCCTGAATCATGGAGGTGCACAATGACATGGGCAGCATATATGGGGCTGCCGTTATCATTAGTAGGTGTAGGCGCAGTTCTTGGCCTTGGGAAGCAAAAAATGACGGAAGGTAAAGATCTGATTCGATTCTTTTGTGGTCCTTGTAGCCCGACTAAGACTAATAGAAACCGCACAAGAAATTTACCATCTGACGATCCAGTCAAATGGGAGAGATTCAAATCCTATAACATACGTGATGTCGAGGCAGAGATGGAGATTGAGCAGAAATTGATTAAATTTCCTGTGCCAGATTTCATCTGGGATGAATACCATTTGAGTGAGAGAATCAATGATCGAGGCATAAAGGTAGATATGGACTTTGTAAAACAGGCCATTACTATGGATGAGGTGTCACGCACCAAGCTGATCGATCAGATGCAGAAAGTAACAGAACTTGATAACCCAAACTCACTGCAACAGATGAAAGGGTGGCTCTCTGAAAATGGAGTGGAAACAGATACCCTTGGTAAAAAGGCTGTGGCAGAACTATTGAAGGACGCACCAGAGCATCTAGCTGAGGTGCTTAAACTCCGTCAGCAACTGGCAAAGTCATCTGTTAAGAAATATTCTGCAATGGAAAACGCAGTCTGCAGTGATGGCAGGATTCGTGGCATGTTTACTTTTCTGGGCGCCAATCGGACAGGACGCTTCAGCTCAAAAATAGTGCAGCTGCAGAATCTACCACAAAACCATATCCTGGATTTAAAAGAGGCACGAGGTATCGTAAAAAGTGGTGATTCTGAAGTTCTCGAAATGCTTTATGAAGATATACCTGATACTCTTTCACAGCTTATTCGGACAGCTTTTGTGCCAAAGAAAGGATGTAAGTTTATTGTTGCCGATTTCTCTGCCATTGAGGCTCGTGTGCTGTCATGGCTTGCAGGCGAAAAGTGGAGAAGTGAAGTGTTTGCAAGCGGCGGTGACATTTATTGTGCATCCGCATCACAGATGTTTAATGTACCGGTAGAAAAGCATGGTGTGAACGGTCATTTAAGGCAGAAAGGCAAGATCGCAGAACTGGCCCTAGGTTATGGTGGATCAGTGGGAGCTTTAAAGGCTATGGGCGCACTGGATATGGGCCTTGAAGAGGAAGAATTAAAACCCCTGGTTAATGCCTGGAGGCAGGCCAATCCGTACATCGTAAAATTCTGGTGGGATGTGGATAGAGCAGCTAAGAAGTGTATTAAGGAAAAGCAGTCTCAAGAAATACAAAATATTAAGTTTCATTACAGGAGTGGAATGCTCTTTATCGTTCTTCCTTCTGGTAGGCAGCTTGCCTATGTTAAACCAAAGATTGGTGAGAATATCTTCGGTGGTGAATCGGTCACTTACGAAGGTGTCGGTGCTACTAAAAAATGGGATCAACTTGAAAGCTATGGGCCTAAGTTTGTAGAAAACATTGTCCAAGCAATCTCTCGTGATATTTTGATGCATGCCATAAAGACTCTAAGCTCTTACCGCATTGTGGCTCATGTGCATGATGAAGTTATTATTGAAGCGGATTCTAGCATGTCACTTGATAGGGTGTGCCAGCAGATGAGTAGAGTCCCTCCCTGGGCAAAGGGACTCATCCTTGATGCTGATGGTTATGAATGCGAATTTTATAAGAAAGATTAGTTAAAACATCAGATTTCACCTCTTGCCGTGGCTACCAGGTAGGAGGTGTTTTTTTATGAAGATTATTGAAGTGAAAGATGGCAGCCCGATCAAGGGTGAAACAGAACCGATGACAGAAGAACAGTTGCAGAGAGAGTATGACTTTTATATAGCAGAAAGTATTATCAGGATGCTTCAGAAAGAAGGCAAAATTACAGAGGATGAACGACAAAAAATATCAGCGTTAAACCGCCAGAAATTCTTACCAAAGCTAGCTGAGATTATGTCTTAAATCACTTGCTATTAGTGGCTTTTAGAGTGATATATGTAATGAAAGAAAGCGAGGTGAGACAATGAAAAAGATAACGAAAATCGATGAACTTACAAGATCACAGTTATCGAAAAACAAGCTTCGAGTGGCCGCATATGCCAGGGTTTCAACAGATAGCGATGAACAGTTAGAAAGCCTTAAAGCTCAGCGGGAGCACTATGAAAACTACATCAAATCCAATCCAGAATGGGAGTTTGCAGGGCTTTATTATGATGAAGGGATATCAGGGACGAAAAAAGAAAAGCGACCTGAGCTTCTTCGCATGATTCGCGATTGTGAAAGTAATCGGGTTGATTTTATTATCACCAAATCCATAAGCCGGTTTGCACGTAATACCATGGATTGTTTAGAACTGGTAAGACAGCTCTTAAATATCGGTGTTTTCATTTATTTTGAAAAGGAAAATCTAAACACAGGTGATATGGAAGGTGAGTTAATGCTTTCTATTTTATCTGGGTTTGCGGCAGAAGAGTCCGCATCCATTTCACAGAACATGACATGGTCAATCAGCAAAAAATTTCAAAATGGCAGTTTCATTATTGGCAGTCCACCTTATGGTTATGCCAATGTGAATGGTGAGATGGTCATCGTTCCAGAAGAAGCAGAAGTTGTTAAGCGCATTTTTTCAGAGTGCCTTTCAGGTAAAGGTGGTAGTGTGATCGCAAAGGGCCTTAACAGGGACAAGATTCCTGCAAGAAGAGGTAATCATTGGAGCACAGGAACAGTGATTGATATGCTCCGAAATGAAAAATACAAAGGGGATGCGCTTTTTCAAAAGACTTACACGGATAACAACTACAATCGACGACCTAATAAAGGTGAGAAAGACCAATTTTACTGCAAGAATCATCATGAGCCTATCGTCAGCAAAGAAGTGTTTTCTAAGGCACAAAAGCTGATCACACAAAGAGCGAAGAGTAAGGGTGTTAACAAAAAAGCTTATCAAAATAGATATGTATTAAGCGGCAGAATCATCTGTGGAGAGTGTGGGTCCACGTTTAGGAGAAAAACAAACTACTCTGCTGGCAGAAGTTATATAGCCTGGAGCTGCAAAGGGCATATTGAAGACAAGAACAGCTGCTCCATGCTGTTCCTGCGTGATGGAGAGATAAAGGCAACCTTTGCCACCATGATGAATAAGCTTGCCTACAGCAGAAAGATTATCCTTGGGCCACTTTATGATGCTATAAACAAAACCCAAGAAGAATGCGACCTCGAAAGAATTGATGCCATTGATAAGCGAATGGAGCAATTGACCGAAGAGCGCAATACGCTTATTGGCCTTATGACAAAAGGATTTCTTGAACCGGCACTTTTTAGTAAAGAACGAAATGTTCTGGATAGCGAAATGAAAAAGCTAACCACTGAGAAGACGAACCTGGTCATGTCATTTACAAGTGGAACATCACAGGCAGATGAGGTAAAAGCACTTCTTGAGTATGTGTCGAAAGATAAGTTTGATGGCAATTATACAGACGAGGCATTTGAAAAGTATGTAGAAAACATCATTGTAAATTCCAGGGATGAGCTGACATTCAATTTGAAATGCGGTCTTTCCCTGAAAGAAAAGGTGGTGAGATAAATGGCATATATTCCATATGGATACAAAATTCAAGATGGAGTGGTTACTGTCGATGAAAAGGCAGCAGGTCAAGTAAAGGTATTCTTTGAGAAATACATATCAGGACTATCCCTTACAGTGGCTGGCGAACAGGCAGGTATTGAAAAGACACATTCTGTGATGGGGCGCATTTTGAAAAACGTCAACTACCTCGGAAATGATACGTATCCAGCAATTATTGATAAAGAGATATTTGATAAAGCTGAAGAAGTTAGAGACAAACGTGCAAAGGATTTAGGACGAGTGGTAGAGCTTGCTGCTTTCACCTCTCCTCCACCCAAAGAACGATTCAAAATGAAAAAGGCAGATAATAAGATGCCAGTGGATCCTTTTGAACGAGTAGAATACTTATACAGTCTGATAGAAAGCGAGGAATAA